AGCCCCGGTCGTATCATAAAAGACAGCTGTCCCCTGCCCTTCTGCCAAAGGGATGGAAACCTGCGGCACTTCCGCATACACGACCGAATTGATCTTTACATTTTTCGCCATGTTGATTGCTCCTTTACTCGACTTTCAACTCATAGCCATTAAAGCTGATTCTGCCATAGTTCGACGGGATGGCAGCTACCGTCACCCGGGAAAGGGCCGCATGACCGCTGTCAGCAGTGACGACCTGTTTCTCATCGGATGGGATGATGCATTTTTCCTGAAAGTCCCCGGACGGGGCCTGGGGCATGGAAAGGATGCCGATGAGACTGTTTCCCTTATGTGCCATCGTCCGTCACGCCCCTTTCCAAGAAAAAAGGCCGGGGCGGGATAAGGGTATCGGTGTATCCGTTCTCCCGCACTAGCTCCACATCATAGAGATAACGGCCGCAGGGAAGGCTCCGCGTATCGTCCGGCCAGAAAACCAGGAAGCACGCCGCCCCTTCCTGCCGAATGCCCTGTTCCAGTGTCTTGGTCAGGACAGGTCTTTCATCGGTGAGACTGCGCTTCAGCGTGAACGTCAGCTCATCGCGCTTTCCAGGGATGAAAGGTTCCCCCGTCACACGGTCGCAAATGACCAAGCGGATTTCTGCCGAATCGCCCCTCACCAGGCGAATCCGGTTCTGCACCACGGAGAAGCTCATTTCCATCCCCCCTGTTCCGGCTGCCGCTGTTCCATGGCATCCAGCCTGCGGTGGGCATGTTCTGCCAGGGCTTCCACCCGGGACAGCCGTTCCGCCATCTTCTGCCGCTTGGCTTCCGTATCCGACAGCTGGCGGCGAAGTTCTGCGATACAGTCCCGGAGGCTCCGCACCGATTCATTCAGCGGCTTGATGACGCTGAAATTAAAGATGACGCCGCAGAGCATCAGGACCGATACCAAGGATGCGGCCATCTGTAACCATTCAGCCATATTCCTCACCTCCTAGCCTGTCCGCTGGAACATGTACACGACGATGGACGGCTGCATGTTGTTGTGCGGCTGGCCACCACCCGTCCGGGAAAGGCTGTGGGAATGATTCCCATCCCAGGAGGTATGCCCGTCCACCTGATTCCCATGCCAGCAGCCGTCGCCATAACCTACGGCAACAGGTGCATCATTGCCTTCACAGGCATCCCACTGGAAGTTGCGCGGCAATGACCCGCAGGACCAGTGACGATGATTTCCGCTGTCTCCGACTGTATGGCCATGAGCCGGAGTTTCTGGAATCGTAAGGTTGTGCTTCTCCTCACCCAGCTTGTCCCCGGCCTTGTACATGGTTCCGCTGTCTGCTGCTCCGGCCCCGATCAGGCAACGTCCCATGGCAAAGGCCACCCAGGTCGTCCCGGGCCAGTATGTCGCGGGATTCTTCCCGTCCGCAGAAATGTAGATGGCATTGACAGGGAACGGGCATGCCTGGATCTTGGCCACGGCTTCCTCGTCCATATCGGCGTAGGTGACCTTGCCCCAGCTGCCGTTGCTGTGCAGGACGGTATTCAGCTTCCCAGCAGAAGGTGACGGGACCATACCGCTCTGGCCTGCCGTCTTTTCGCCGCAGCCGCTGAAATCTGGCAGTGTAATATCCTTCGTGCCATCAAAGACGACCCGGTGAATCTTCCGCCCCGTCTGCAGCTTCGACGCACTGGCCGCATTGCCGCTGATGCCAGTTGCGTGGGCATTGGCGTCCGTCAGATGGGCATTGATGTCAGCTGCCGTAGCGGAAATCCGCTCATAGAGCCGGGCATCATTGCTGACCAGCTGGGACACGGTCTTGTTCTGCTGGTTGAAGACAACCGGGTCTTCCGAAAGATACTGTGGGAAAAGCACATCATAATCCAGCGTATTCTCCACGGCTTCTGTGGGCCGGACTTCCTGTCCGGCACGGTCCGGGAAGTCGGCAGACCATTTCTCTTTGCTATAATCATCCATTTGTCATCACTCCTTTCTTGGATACGATGGTCGCCGTCGAGAAGGTGGCTTCTCCGTTCCAGTGAATCTTGCCATTCCAGGAATAACCCAGGTAGATGGCATACCCCAGATGGGCCGGCTTGTAGATGTTGAGCTGCGTGATGAGCTTCTGCAAGGTCGTGGTATCTTTGTCGTTCATGATGCAGTACACCTTGAAGTAATACTCCTCATTGACTTCCTCGATATGGCCGGCACTGTAGAGATTGATGATAGAGTTCATGAAATCCTTCGTGGATACATCCACGTGCTGCAGCTTGAAGAGGATCCGCTGCCTGCGGAACTCGTCACTATCTCCATCACCGGGCTTGATGCCCAGGAACGATTCATAAAGCGGCAGCGCCCAGGTGGCGGTGTTCACGAAGAAGTTGTCCGCCAGGTTCTGCAGAGCCAGGCGCAGACGGTCATGCTCCTCATTGCAGGTTTCTGCCGCGCAGTGGAACATCGGGTCTTTGGATAAGAAATTCGGCAAATACTTCAGGATATCCATCCGGCTCTGCCGCATCCAGTCATTGGCTGACAAGGTTCAGCACCACCTTCCCTGCCACGGGAATCTGCTCGTTCGTCAGTTCCACGTTGGCCGCTTTTCCATTAAGCTTCAAATCCTTATAATCCGTAATGCCGCTGATGGAAAGGAGGAGTTTCCCCATCTGGGCCAGGCTGACATAAGAAAGCGTGAAGCCCGTCTGCTTGAGATAGGCTGTCATGGCTGCCTTTACGGCATCGGGGCTGGCTGTGCCATAGACATCTGCCGTCAAATCAATGGATAATGGCGCCGGCGAAACGACGGTCACGGTCGCACCGATAGGCCGCTGGCTTTCGATGTAGTCATAGACCTCCTGGATCAGTTCAGCCGATGCCGATTCATTCTCTGCCGTGACGATGATGACCTTCACCGTGCCATTGCCCTGCCAGAGCGGGATGACTTTGCAGTTCCCGACGCCATCGACAGACATGGCCCAGTCACGATAATGATTGGCATTGCCCGAGGTAATAGGCTGGCGCACCCGGAACAGGAGCCGGGCAAGGAGTGCGTCATCCGTTTCTTCATCCGCCCCATCGGTGCATTTCTTATGGTTAACGACTGCCGAGATATTCGGGATGGAATAGGGGATTTCTGTAATCGTTCCTTCGGCCACATTGCCACTCGCCCCGGCATCGGCAGCTTCCACGGGAATCGTAACCTCAGCGACATCGGCAGGAATGGTGGCCGACTCCAGGGTATAAAATCGCTGGCCGTCTTTTGTCTGGAAGAGACTGCTGCGAATGATGTAGGCTCCTGCCATCCCCGTCACCGTAACTTCTCCTTTGGCCTTGACGGCTTTCTTGCGATCGACGCCAAATTCCGCTGCCCGCAGCGTCAGGTAGTCGCCCCAGGACGTTTCGGCAAAGGCCGCATCGCGCAACATGGCCATCTCGGCATAGCTGCTCTCAAATTCCACAGCATTGGCGTCGATCAGGTCGCGGGCAAAGGTGCCTTCCATGGTACTTTGCTCTTTTTCCGTAATGGTGTGCAGGGTCTGGGCCATGCGGCTCTCAATCACATCTTTGGTCTGTGCATCAAATAAATTGCTCATGCCTCGCTCCTTCCTGCCGTCACGGTCAATGATTCGTCACTGTAAATGGAAGTGACGTCAACCGTAATGGCCAAATCATCCCGTTCCCGCTTCTCCACCTCGATATGGTTAATGCGGGCAATGTACGGATTCACCATCAATCCCTCACGGATATTCTGGCAAATCCTGTCTGCCGTATAACGACTGTTCGGTGCCCGGCCCTGATACGGCTCGATAGTAATGCCATAGCTGTTATCATAGGCTAAGTAGCGATATCGCTCGGTAAGAATCGCTTTATAAATCCAGACCTTAAGCGCTTCATTTTCTGTCACCATCAGATTCTGGCCTTTTTCATCATAACGGAAACATTGCTTTTCAAAGTCATAGCCGTATTCTACGAAAAGAGGCAGCGATTCATTGGAATTCGCTGCCTGAGAACTATTCATTGCGACAAAAGGATTAGCCATGGCCATCAATCCTCACAATCTCGTCTAAAATAATGTACTGCTGAATCCGGCCGTTGATGAGCATGGGCATGATGGCCACGTACATGCCGGGCTTTCAGAGTATCCGTGTAGATGACGGAATCGGTATAGTCATTATCGATGTCATGATTATGGGACTGATAAGCCGCATCCCCGCTGCCGCCAGCACGGTTCTGCGTCGCCGATACCAGATGGCCCTTTAGCTGTGCGGCCATAACCTGCCAGGAGATAATGGGAAATCCACAGCTCCTCTTTCGGTCAAAATGATGCCATTGTAACGGACCTTGATATCTGGCGGCGAAGGCCAGAATCTGTCCGATCTGAATGTCCGGGCTGTTGCTGCTGCGGCTGACCTGCTCCATCAGATTCAGCAGGCTGATATACGGATTTTTCTGCACACGCTCACCCCCTTGAAGTCTTGATAATCGTTGCCGGATAATAATCGCTGCCCATGTCGATGCTGCCTTCATAATGATGGAAGCAGCCATAGACATTCGAGCTGTTGCCCCAACAACCGCCGCTTCCGTCGTAAACAACAACATGCCAGTTCGGGTCTGGCTTACTGTAGCGGTTGTACATGATGATATCGCCCTTTTCAAGCTGCGACGGATCATAAGGAATAGCCAGTCCCTGCGCTTCAGCATCGGCTCGAAGCTGGTCACAGCCTTTCACGCCATTGTTGTATTCCTGAGCCGCAAAAGGTGAATAGCCTGCCGCGGCAATGGTCGCCCGGTCGACACAGCCTTCCGAGCCATACGGTGAAACGGTGCCATCGAAGTTTGCCATACACTCATCGACCACACTGCTGCCAGCAATAGTGCCACCTGTAGAAACAGAAGATGTCGATTTCGTTTCCGCTGGCGGCACATAGTCCGGATTAGCATTGTACGAAACACTGTCCAGCTCCTTTTTCTGTTCATCCAGCAGTTTATGGAAGACCAGGTGCAGTTCCATCAAATGCTTGTTTCCTTCGATTTTATGGCTGTCTGACTTGATGAAGAACTGGCCCTTGAGCTGTTCTTCCTGGACTGAGACAGAAAAGCCGGCGATGCACTGGATATGACCGATGGCCCGGATGGACATGTCATGGGCGACGGTCTTTAGCATGGCCCGCGCCTGCGAGGCATCATCCTGCTTTGGGTCCGCTTTGCAAATGGCCTGGATGAGACCGAAGCGGTCGATATCCGTCTGATTCGGCAGCTCACCTTTCGTCTGCCCGGCACTGTCGACGACGATGACCTTAGAAACCATGTCTTCGACCGATTCAGAAACAGAAGCGCCCTGTCAGATTCGTCACATCGCTGATCAGGAAATCTTCCACCACCTGGTCGTTCATGCAGACCACGTTGAGCTTCCCTTCGGTCATGTAGATGTGGTAGCCCTTCTGGTCTTGGGCCGACTGATAGGATAATGCCTGCTTGATGGCTTCCGTAGCCGAGATATCATCGGCAATGAAAGTTACAGATGACGGACAGGTCCGGGAATGGTCCCGGCAGGAATCGAGAAATCATTGATGGTCTGGCGGATGGCATCGGCCACTGTACGTTCGTGTACTTCTTGGTAATGCGGGACTTGGCCAGGTAGACGATATTGTCAAAGCTGTGAAGTGCATCACGGAAGAGCCGCTCTCCCGGCTGCGGCCAAAAATGCGTCCCTGGAACAGGTGGAAAGTCTGCTGCGACGTATCGTCGATACTGGATAGCAGCACTTCATCCCCCAGCTCCAGTTCCGGATTCTGCCAAGCTTTGTCCCGCGTCGTATAGGCCAGGTCGAATTCCAGCTTGCGGCCGGCCTGCTCGACGTCCCCGGACCAGGTTGCAGAAATCAGCCAGCCCGTAAGGTCCTTATTCTCGGGCTTTTTCTGCTCTCCTGTCTGAGCGGCATCCGTGTTGATTTGCTTATTGATTTTTTGTAACTGGAACATTTTCATCATTCCTTTTGAGGTTCATCGTTGTCAGGCGGATGATATCGCCCGGTCGAAAGGCCACCATTACGGACGATGCTGCGATAAATCTGAAACTTCGAGAACTGCTCATTATTGAGCGTTACTGATTTACCTACGGCCCGGCCGATGACGTTGCCAATACTGTCACCGGGATAATAAGTAATGTTTTTCTTCATTTTCGACCAGAAGGACTCTGCCCGCTTCTTCAGTCCTGTAGCAGCATCGGTCTTCCCTGTTTCAGGCGCTGTCACATAACGGTACTCTGTCAAGCCCAGTTCATAATAGACATCGCCGCTGCCGTCCTTCTCGCCAAACTTAAATGACGAAATCAGGCAAGGCATGGAAAGTGGCGTATCCGACACCGTCAGCTGGCATACGCTGTCACCGATACGCATCGTTTCCAGTTGGGCAATGTAGGTATAGGGCGCCAGCCCCATCATGGCAAAAGGATAATCCTGAGCCGGGAAAAAGCCAGAAAGTGTCAGCGTCTTTAGGCCCGTCTTCCCTTTCATCAGGTAATCACCAAAGTTATTGATGTTCACCGTGCCATGATTCGTATTGACAGATACCATCAGCTCCGAAGGCAGGACGGGAAAGACCACCGCTGCCGATTCAGAAGAGAGAGAAATTGTGAGGGAAGATGCAGCCTGGCCGATGGCGTTCAACAGGGATGCTAAGAAAGAACTCATCAGAGGGTCGCTCCTTTCATGCGGTTCATGCCGTACAGTCTCATTTTTTCGACGAGTTTTTCAGCTACGGCATCAATATCCTGCTCGTTGCGAACATTCATGGTATCGATGCGAATCGTGATGCCGCCGCTGCCGGCGTTCATGGCCTGGCGGATACTTTCATCATGGGGTACGACCGTACTGCCGTTGGGCAGATGGACCAGCTCGCCGCGCCGGTCTTCATTGATGACGGCAAAGCCGCCGCGGAAGTTTTCGACCCCGCTTTCAAAGTGGCTGAGGCTCGGAATGCTAAAGCCCACATGCGTCGGTGCTCCACCGGTGATAGAGGGAATATCGATAGACAGACCATTGATGCTGGAGATAAGGCCGTTCACCTGGTCGATGACCCAGTTCACACCGCTGCGGAACGTATTCTTGATGCCTTCCCAAATGTTCGAGGCTGTTTCGCTGATGGCGTTCATCGCGCCATCCCAGGCCGAGCTGATCCAGTTCATCCCGGCATCGACGGCTTCCGATACGGCCTGAATTGCCTGTTCAATATACTGCGATACCGTATCCCAGTTACTCCATAAGAGATACAGAGCGGCAATAATCGCCGCAATGATGATAATGATGGGATTGGCCATAGCCGCGGCTCCTACTGCACGGATGATGGTGATCATCATGCGGCCTGCCGTCAGAAAAGCACTTCCCATGCCCTTGGCCACGATAGCAATGCCCCGGCAAACCGGGATAAGGCCTTTGAACTGCGTCGAGAGATATTTCGATACGCTGCCGGCTTTGCTGATGCCCGTTGCGATGGAATTAAAAGTGCCAAAGGCCCTGCCACCGACCGTCAGAATCCGGCCCAGGGTCGAACCGAAGAGCTGGAAGGTCACAATGCCAAAAGCCACCTGGCCAATGAGTGCTTTCTGTTCAGGGGTCAAGGCGCGGAACCATGCAGCCAGCTCTTTCACGCGCATCGACATGGCCTTAAAGTAAGGTGTAAAAGCTACGGCCAAATCCATGCCGGCATTTTTTAGCTGGTTCATAGCAAGCTGCATCTGCTCGGACGGCGTCAGCATCTTTTCATAGGCTTCCCTCGTCATGCCGGCAGACTGGGCCATCTGATCCATGACCTTGTCAAAATCTCCGGCACCTTTGCCCGTCAGGACCAGGACACTGTTCAGGGCTTCGACGGAACCGAAGAGCTGCGCCATCTGCTGCGCATCTCCACCGGTCGCCCTCTTCACTTCGTCGAGGAATTTCACCCAGCCTACACTCTTGAGGTGCGCGGCGTTAAACTCGATGCCCAGGGACTGCGATAATTTTGCCGCTTCTGCTGAGGGCTTTAAGATATTACTGTAGGCTGCCTTAAGGCCCGTAATCGCTTCACTTGTACGGATACCGTTTTTCGTGAGGACGGCGATGGAACCAAAGAGTTCCTGCGTACTGACATTAAGCTGGGCCGCAATAGGGATGACGTTGCCCATGGCTTCGGCCATTTCACCAAAGGACGTCTTACCAAAGTTCTGTGCTAGGAGCATCTGGTCCGTAATAGTCGAGGCTTCTTCTGCTGATTTTCCATAGGCATTGAGAACTGTCGTAACCCCGTTAACGGCTGTCGTCGTATCCGTGAAGCCGGCCTTGGCAGCAATCGTCATGTCTTTGACGAAGCCTACCGCATGGGCCGCATCGACACCTGCAGAAATTGCCTGATAGACCGATTCCGAAAGGTCCGCCACACCCGCACCCGTCTCATCACTGACGGCACGAATTTCATCACTGATCTTCTGCATGGAAACGACCGTCGTATCGACAAGGGTCGAAATCTTAGCCACACCATTGGCAAAATCACTGTGGAGCTTGAAGCCTGCTGTTGCGGCTGCCAGGATGGGTGCAGACAGCAAAGCCATCTTATCCGACAGCCCGGAAATCTTGCTGCCTGTCTGCTCAATGCTCTTAGCCGTCCGCTTCTGGATGCGCTCATGTTCCGTCAGCTTATCTGAAAAGCCGCTGACCGACTGTTTTGCCGCCGCCATCTGGGTTTTCATAGACCCAAGGCTGGCATTGACGCTCTTCACGGTCGGTGTGAATAAATCCCGCAACCGGATGGCTGCATCGATGACATTGTTGGCCATGCTGTTTCACCTCGTTTTCTGGTAATACTTCACAAATTTTAGTATCATATAGATAAAAATATAAACGCTCTCATATCACACGTTAGGAGGAATGATTATGGAAAAAAGTAGAATCATCCGCGTTACTGGCAAGGGAAATTTAAAAGTCCATCCGGATATGACGAGAATCTCCATTGAGCTGACTAAAATATTCCAGGAATATAGCGAAACCTTAGAACGGGCATCCCAGGATACCGAAAACTTGAGAGGACTCCTGAAACCATTTGGCTTTAACTATTCAGACCTGAAGACAGTGCATTTTTCGGTAGACACCGAAACGGAAAGTTATGAAGAAGATGGTATCTATAAGCGCCGTTTTATCGGCTATCGTTTCACGCACGAACTAAAAGTCGAATTTGACTCTGATAACCAACGACTGGGGAAAATTTTATACGCCTTAGCTAATAGCCCTCTGAATCCTGAATTTCACTTAAGCTATACCGTAAAAGATTCTGAGGCAGTAAAAAACAAACTGCTCGGAAAGGCTGTCAAAGATGCAAAAGCAAAAGCAGAAATCCTTACTTCGGCAGCGGAAGTTACCTTAGGGGAAATACTATCCATCGATTACTCTTGGAACAAAATCAGTTTTGAAACACATCCTATAGAGTTTGAAGAGAAACGCATGTTGTGTGAGGCCCCTGGAGCAAGCTATGATTTGAACATTGAACCTGATGATATCCAAGCTTCAGATACGGTAACTGTCATCTGGGAATTTAAATAAACGAACTTTATTTAACATTACAAAAGGAGACTTCATACCTTTGAAGTCTCCTTCTTGCTTTCTACTTCATACCGCACAAAAGCATACAGTACCTGTCGTTCTCCGTAGCCGCATTGCAGGACCGTTGACGGCAGCAGGTGATGGTCCCGGAATAAGAGATACATCGCCTGCACCTCGCCATCGGTCCGGATCAGTTTTTTACGGCTTTATCCACCTTGTCCTGTGTCGTATAGCCATTGAGTTCGGTAATCTGCGCCGTGAGATCTGCAATTTCGCCGGCCAGGAAGAGTTTCCGGATGATGTCCGCCGGAATGGCGGCACCGAATTTTTCTAAGAGGTCCTTGTTCTTAAGGTCCGGGTCAGCGATACCCGCCAGAAGCGTCTGGGTCTGCATCTTGTAAAGGTCGATGTTTTCTGCACTGCCGTTTGTAAAATCGACGGCCATCTTCTGAATATCGGCGTAGCGTTCCGGGTCGATAGCCTGTAGTGTCACGATGAAATCAAAGCCCAGGAGCTTGCTCAATCGTTCCATCTTTACTTTTTTCGTCGGTTTATTCGCCAGTTTATTGGCGATGTCTGCTTTCAGCAGTTTGTCTACCATATTCATGTGCGTGTTCTCCTTATGCTAAATCCAACAAATCCCAATCCGAGAAGGTAAAGCTGTAGCTTTCTTCGCCCATCTTATCGACTTCCCAGTCGGCCAGGATAAGGCTGTCGAAGGTGGCATCCTTGATGACGATGCGTTCGCTGCCGATGGCATCTTTATCATCAAGGACGGAAACAATGGTCACGACAGTCTGTTTGCCCGCCTTGATGTTGTCGTTCATCTTCTTAATCATGTAGCTCGAAACTTTATGGAGCTTCAGCTGTCCTTTGCAGTCATAGCCCGTGACCTTGTAGCCCTTGCCCACATGGCGGAGCATCTTCACTTCTTCTTTGGTTAACGTGACCTCGGCTTTAAAAGCCGTCGCTTCGGCCATCAAATCCCCGTCGATATAGAGGTCGGCATACTTGCCGTTCATCACCCGTTTGGCTTCCATGCTGTTCACTGTACTTCACCTCCTTAGATATTGACGCCAATCGTGACATCTTCCATGGCATCCAGAAGCGAGGCGTCTACAGAAAGAAAGACATTGCTGCCGATGTTGGCCAGCTTGATTTCCATATCCGACATATCTGCCAGTTCTTCTTTCGTATATTTGCCATTCGATTCCAGCCAGGTTTTTGTCGCTTCCACATCGATATAAGCGGTATTCTGCCCTTCTTCCAATAAGCCTTCCTGAGCCAACTGATCGAGATAGCCCTGAACCGCCGTCACCAACAGACACCGATTGGCATAGCTGTTCGAATACTTGCCAAGGTAATGGTCCTGTGCCGTCGTGCGGATATCGTCGTACATCATGTCCATCAAATCAACGAGCTTGATTTTCTGGAACGATACGCCTTTGCCCTGGACGGTTGTAACCAGGGAGTTAATGCCGCGACCCAGCTTGACCTTTTCCCCATCAAAGAAGAAGAACAGCTTCCCTGCATTGGTCATGGTATCCATTTCTTCCTGCGTCCATACATCACAGCCAATAACCTCCGGCAACGGCGCATAAGTGCAAGCAATGGTCATCGGCGTTCCCGCGATAACACCTGCGATGCGGCCGCAGTACTGAGCTGTCGTGTATGTCTTCGTGCGCGTGCGGATGACTTTATTGACGAAGTTAATGACGCCTTCCGTATCGGCTGTACAGTCCGGCAAGATGGCCTTGATGCGCTTGTTCTTATTTGTCCGCATCCCCTTAATCCAGGTCGCAATCGTGTCGATGTGGTTTTCTTCGATATCCGGAATGACCAGGTAATCGAAGCGCTTGTTTTCAATGGTCTTTAAAATGTCAGTATAATCATCTGCGTCCTTACTGATGATTTCGGCAATGACTTTCTTCGGGCTGTTTACATAGCCGCGAAGAGTCAGCTCCAGCTGCTCACGGTTGCTGTCCGAGAGTTCTTTCGGAATGTCATCAGCCGTATAGAGATTCACTTCCGTCTGGGACGGCAGCGTCTCTTCCTTCAAGATCAGAAGGACAATACCGCGTTCACTGCGCTCGACGGCGCTGATGCCTTTTTCTTTGAACGCGATATTGATGGATGGCATTTTCATGGGTTACGTCTCCTTTCCCTAGTACCGCTGATGCAGTACCTTCATAATTTCTGCCGTTTCTGCTTTTTTCTGGGCGTCATAGTACCGGAAGGTCAGTGTCAGGCGCCCGCCGTCATTGTCCGTTCCCATCAGCTCCTCACTCATAGAAATGACAGGGAGATAGCGGTCACTGACTTTCAGCCCGTCCCGGAACAGATCTTCCGCAGCAAAAAGCACGGCGTAGATAGCCGTGCTTTTTTCCTGCTTCTTCGGCAGATAGGTAATGTAGAGGTCCGTATCCCGGTAGACCTCGTTTTCTTTCTGCGGCGTCGCCACTGTCATCGTTTTCAGGAAAAAGGCCGGCGGCGTAAAGCCTTCCTTGACTTCCTGCAGATGGACGGGATACGGGAACCGCTCTTTGAGTTTCTGCTGCACAGCCTGCAGGATATCGATATCATGAATCATGTGCCGCCTGCTTTCTTGAGGAGTTTCTTCGTGAGTTTCTCCAGTCCCGGCTGCAAGTCACTCGCTTCAAATTGTTTGACGGATTTCTCTGTATAGTGCTGCCCTTCGTAATAACCCACTATCCTGCCACCAGGCGTTTTCTTTACATGGCCGTTGTTCAGCAGGTGATGAACCGGATGTGTATTGCGCAACTCATAGACCAGCTCGGAACCGTTATAGCCTTCTACTTTATGCTTCCAGCCCTTCTTCAGCTTACCCGTACTGCCTTCCGGTGTGTTTTTTACGCACGCCTTCTTAAGTTTATTGCCGATAGTGACCAGGCCTTTTTCGGCAGTTCCCGGGAAATCATCGACGGCAGTCATCAACTTAGAAGACAGCTCGTCCAATCCGGTCATGTCAAAATCACCTTTACTCATGTGTCCGTCCCCCTTATTTCTTCCGTACAGTACAGCTCCAATGCTTCATGGCGCATGTACGGGTCGACGATGGTGTCGATGTCGTAGAGGTGGTCCTGATACTTTACTTTCATATCATGGGTGATCTGCGGACGCCAGCGGATGGTGATCAGGGTATACTCGGTATCGGCTTTACGCTCTAGTTCATAGAACACTTTACCCCGTGCCGGTTTGATAGATGCCCAACAGCGGCAGATGACAACATCGGTCTGTGTATCAAAGCCGTATTCATCCGTCACAGCTTTCTTGCCCAGGATTTCGATGCGCTTATTCAAAAGCCCCGTCTTCATGGCACACCTCCTTAAAATGTGCTGCGGCGTACACCAAAAAGGAGCCAGCGCAAGCGCTTTAAAAGGCCTGCATAATCCGCTTCCTCCCGGTGTTCATAGAGAAAAGCCGCAGCATAGAGAATCGCTTCGTGGAAAACCACGGGATTCTCTTCGGCATCGGCTTCATCGCAGCGAGATATATCCAGGCACAGCGCCTGGGCTGTTTCCAGGGAAGACTGGATGACCTCGTCGTTCGAGGTATCATCTTCGTCAATCCGCAGGTATTCCCTGGCTTCTTCCAGCGTCACGATCATGGCTTATCCCTTCGCTTTCATCTCCAGGGCCTTGACCGCTTCCTTGAGCATCAGCATACCGTCTACGCGCTGGCTGGCGAGAAAACCGACCTGGCCATTGGCGGCATACAGTTCATTGAGACGCTTGAAGGAGCGGTATTCACGGTCCGCAATCCAATAATAGCTGAAGTCCCCGAAGAGCATGGGGCGGTTGCCCGCCGTCAGTTCCGGTGCAAAGGAAGTGCAGTAGCAGGGACGGTTCAGGATGGTGTCCGGCGTACCTGCCGTAACAGACGGCTGCCAGATATAGTTGCCGTTGTTGTCCTTCACCTTGCGCAGGGCCTTGATGGTCGCGTCGTTCAGGAGCCAGACGGCCTTGCGGCGGTACGGGATGCGCAGGGAGTGATAGAGGTCGATGACGTCATCAAAGGTGATGGAAGCGGTCGTGACCGTAACCCCCACTTCGGCAGACGGGAAGACACCGGTCGGCTTGTTCTTGCCATCGCCAGTCAGAAAGGCTTCTTCTTCTTTCGTACCGATGCGGCGGGCGAATTCGCCGGCAATGTAGCTTTCCAGGTCGAAAACGCTGTCGTTCAGCAGTTCTTCGGAGACGCGGATGGCCGTGCCCAGCTTGTAGGCGCCGATGGACTGCTGGCCGAAGGTATCCTGGCTGTCCGGGTAGAGTCCGTTTTCTTCCATCCAGGACGCTTCCCCGTGTCCCGTCACGACGGGAATCTTGCGGTCGCCGCTGGTGTGGATGACCGTGGCCAGGCTGCGGAAGAAGTTCTCTTCCTGCAGTTTGTCGATGAGCTGATGTTCAAATTCGTCCGGTACCAGATACCCGCCGTCGGCATCGGTCCCTACGCTCAGGGCGTTCTGTACATCGATGAAGTTCTTATAGCGGATGCTGTCCCAGAAGGCCTTACGGTAGGCATCGGACGCACGGCCCTTCTTTTCCGCTCCGTCCTGGCCTGCACCAGGGAATTCGGTAATCGGTGTCGTAGTGGGCTGGGCAAGCTGGGCATCGAGCTGCTGCTGGCGTTCCAGGCGGTCGATTTCTTTGCCGAGGTTCACCACATCCGCTTCCATCTTGTCATAGCGGGCAGCGTCTTCCGCAGACACCATGCCGTTTTCATCACGGACGGTATCCAGGAAGGCCTTGGCAGCATCCCACAGATTCTTACGTTTTTCACGCAGTGCTAAAATCGTATCCATTGTTATCCTCCTTAATGAATGAGCAATGCCAGCCGTTTTTCTAAGGAAGCGGCTGGCACTTTATGAATCGGTTCATGGGGTTTCAGTTTTTGTACCAACGAATTGGTAACAGTGACCGGCGTATAAATCATGGCTTCCGGCTGCTCTCCATCGTCCTTCTTCTGGTCGAACAGGATTTCATCCGCAAAGCCAAGCTCTACCGCCTTTTTCGCATTGAGCCAGGTCTCGTCATCCATCATGTGAGAAATCTTCGTACGGGCCAGGCCGCTCTTGATTTCGTAAGCATTGATGATGCTTTCCTTGACTTCGCTCAACATGCCGATGGTCTTTTCCATCTCTGCCTGATCGCCATAAGCCAGGGTTGCCGGATTGTGGATCATCAGCATAGCCACCGGTGACATGCAGACCTTCGTTCCCGCCATGGCGATGACGGAAGCTGCCGATGCCGCCAGGCCGTCGATCTTGACCGTGACGTTGCCCGGATAATCCATGAGCAGGTTATAGATCTGTGCAGCCGCGAAGCAATCCCCGCCCGGGCTGTTGATCCAGAGCGTGATGTCACCGCTTCCCGCGTTCAGTTCATCCTTGAACGCCTTCGGCGTTACTTCATCGCCCCACCAGGTTTCGTCGGAAATCTGGCCGTCCAGGTAGAGGGTGCGCTCACTGCCGAAAGAATCCGGTGCTTCATTTGTCACCCACTTCCAAAATTTATGTTTCATTCGTGTCTCCCTTCTGGGCAAAAGCCCCGGCATCCTTGAGCTTCGTCATGCTGCCGTTGACAAGATACAGATTGCCACCTTCTTCCTCCGGTACCGGGTTCATGTCTTCCATTTCCCGGATATCGTTGGCAGACAGCCAGCCGTTCTGCCGGCCGATACTGTAGCCCGTCATGCGGCTCTCATAATCGCCGCGCATCAGGCCGTTGACGTTGAACTTGAGGAAATACTGCTTCTTCTCTTCCGGCAGGAACAGGGCTTTCTGCATGGCCTGTTCCCAGCGGATGACCCACGGGTCCAGGGTATATTTCACAAATTCCATGGACTGCTGCTCAATATTATTGAAGGAACTTTTCTCCAGGTCCCCTATCATGTGCGGCGGGATGCGGTAGAGCCTTGCGATTTCATTGAGCTGGAACTTCCGCGTTTCCAAAAACTGTGCTTCTTCCGGCGGGATACCGATCTGCTGGTACTTCATCCCTTCTTCCAGCACAGCCACCTTGTGGGCGTTGGCGCTGCCCTGATAGACGGCGTTCCAGGAATCCCGGACTTTCGCCGGGTCCTTGAGGACACCCGGATGCTCTAACACACCGCTGGGACTGGCACCGTTCGCAAAGAAAGAAGCGCCATATTCTTCACAGGCCATAGTCATGCCTACGGCATTGCGGGCCATGGCAATGGGCGAATAACCGACCAGGCCGTCAAAACCAAGGCCTGGGATGTGCAGCACTTCGTCTTTCCGAAGCGGCACCTGGCCATAGGGTTTGATGACCGGGTTTTCGTCGGTGGTCTTGGTGTAGATGTAATAAATCTGGCCGCTTTCATCACGGCAGACTGTCATCTTATCTGGCCTGAGCGGATATAACCCCTGCACCCGTCCTAACCTGTCGCGGATGATCTGGGCATAGGCATTGCCCCAAATCAGCAGATGACTCATGAGGGTTTCCCGGAAGATAAAGGATGTCATCTCCGGATTCGGCTCATCGTGCAGGATGTGGTAAAGCGGATGGTCGTAGACCCGTTCCTTACCGCCCGTTGTGTAGCGATAAAGCTGCAGCGGCAGGGCTGCCAGGGTTTCCGACAAGATGCGGACACAGGCATATACCGCCGTCGTCTGCATGGCCGTAAACTCATTGATGTTCTTGCCGCTGGTAGATGGCCCAAAGAGATAACGGAAATCCGTGCCGATGTAATAATCCCGCGGTTTGTCCCTTGTCCGGAACAGTTTCGATAAGAATGGGATGTGCATAGAAGTCTCCTTCCGTTAAAACGAAATGACGCCCCGTTCGTCATAGACACTGCCGCTGCCTGTCCCGTTACGGATGCAGCGGTCGAGGGCCATGATGCTGGCTACGATGCCGTCGATCTTTTCGACGGATTTTTCTTTGTCCGGCTTGATGTTCCCCGCCGGGTCCTGGCGCATGACCACGTTACCGGCCATCCACTTGAGGACGGGATTGCCGCCGTGGATGATGTTTCCCTCCATCAGAAGCTTGAATAGTTCCTTTGAAGGGGGCGACATGTCTTTGAACCCCTGGCCAAAAGGGACCATGGTAAAGCCCATGTCCTCCAGATTCTGCACCATCTGGGTGGCGTTCCAGCGGTCATAGGCGATTTCCCGGATATTGTAGGTTTCACCCAGCTGCTCGATGAATTTCTCGATGAAACCGTAGTGGATGACGTTCCCTTCGGTGGTCTGGATGAAGCCCTGCTTCTGCCAGACATCGTAAAGCACATGGTCACGCCGGCAGCGCAGCTCTAAAGTGTCTTCCGGCAACCAGAAAAATGGCAACAGAATATATTTCTCATCCTCTGACCGTGGCGGGAAGGCCAGGACCAGGGCCGTAATATCTGAAGTGCTGGATAAGTCCAGGCCGGCATAACACATCCTCCCCCGAAGGGCATCCCGGTCGATGGGAAGATTCCCCTTGTCGTAGACCTGCTCCGGAATCCAGCGGATGCTGGCACTGGTCCAGATGTTCAGACGGAGCTGCTTGAACACATTTTCTTCAGCAGGATTCTCGATGGCGTTCTGATATGCTTCCCGGACGCGGTCGATCTGGATGGTGTGGCCAAGGGAGGGATTCGCTTTGTACCAGTTGGCTTCATCCGTCCAGTCATCCTCTTCTGTAAGTCCATAGACAACAGGATAAAAGGCAGGGTCCTTCTTCCGCCCGGCCATGAGGTCGAGGGCTTTCGTGTGCAGTTCATAACAGATACTGTTCTTATCGTTGCCCGCCGTGGTGATGATGAAGAAGAGCGGCTGCTCCCGGGCATCACCGGACCCTTTCGTCAGGACATCATAAAGATGACGGTTCGGCTGGGCATGGATTTCGTCAAAGACCAGTCCCGAAACATTCAGACCATGCTTGGTATTATGCGTAATAAACCCATTCGTCACATGGGTCTGATAGTGTTCCATCTCAATAGAAATTGTCTTTTGCGGTGAAAGTTCACTAATTTCAGAAATCACTTCAGATTCACACGCTCTTTGATGATGGTGAATACCCCGTTCAATTATGTTTTGAAATCGTTCTCTCTTTCTAGGATGCACCATATATGGACAAACAAGATTCCATAATTTTTCCAGCTGTCCATACGTCGATACCGTGATGTTGAATCGTGTCTCGATAGAAGCGTTGATGCCCAGGCGAGCCAATAAGGTCTGGCACTCCTGACGCATCCTTCGGCTGACCGAGGAGATAAACATATTTCCCCGGCATTTTGGATCCGCTACACAGCCATCTGTATCAATCAAGCCAGCCAAAAAGGCAGCCCACACGTCAGGACTGCCTTTCCATATTACATCGGGTATGTGTTTGGTATCAGCTTTTGCTTTCTGTCCGAAATGAGTACGAATCCACTCACGCCCGGGGCTTTTCCTTCGCTTCCCAAGGCCGATAATATGATGCTCAATAGGGCCCTGATAACGGTCTTTTCCTTCTTGTTTTTGCCGTGTTGAATACTCGGAACGCAGGGTAGAGCCAATCGATTCCATAAATCGCCTCATCTTTTGTATTACCGGCGGGTCTGGGTTGATGAAGCGAAAATGCGAACAGTCTCCATCTCCTGCCCAGGCGCCAAGCGCCCATGCTTCCAGTTCCGATATGCTATGCTCCCCACTATATTCATACGGCCATCCCAATGCTGGGGCAACCCGGTCTTTCAAAACCAGTGAGTCCGCTTGCTGCCAATCGTACCGGTGCGTCAGATCCTGCCGTCTTCGCCCTGCAAGCATATAGTAAAATGGGTGCTTTTCTGTAACTGTGATTTCCCGATTCTTTGTAGTCCGTATTCGAAGAACCGGGGCCGGTGCTTCTACTCGTACCGACTTCACTTTATCAAACACCATCGTCAGTCCATCAGCAGCAAGAATTTCATCGCCCGCCTTCACATGATCAGCGCGGGTCAGCGTACCATCTTTTCGCTGTAAAATAGTATTGGGAGACAGGCATCCAGTTTCTGCAGACAGTACCTGATAAAAACCCGCATTGCGGTAATTGATGATGCGCTTCCCTGCCGACCGTATCTTGGAACGGCGCATCAGAGCCGGGCTCATCTCCACCATCTGCCGGGCTACATCGAATACGATAGACGCCTGGTTGCGGTCACAGGCAGCGCCATAGACTTCCGCGCTCGGTTCATTGTCAGCATACAGGAGATATAAGGCAATAGCGGCAGCCAGCTCGCTGTTGTGCGTTTTGACCATATTCCGCCCGGCCAGGTAGCAATGGGACGGACTGTCCACTTGGATGCACTGCATTTTGACTTTACAAGCAAGCATCCGAATTTCTTTCAGATAATGAAAACAGGAGCGTGTCTGTTTCACACGTTCCTGTCTGCGGATGCTTTTCCGATGAAGTTTGCTGACCGGCTGGTCGGTAAAGGCTGTGAACCGGATCTGATATAGTGTTTCCCCTGTCGGCTTCCCATAACGGGTGGACGGGCAGGTGGTCAGAGAGTTCTTGATACCTAATGACCACAGGAGTTCCTGTACCGATTCTGCCAATTGCTGGATGGTACTGACGTAGATGCTCTGGCCTTTGACGACACTTACACAGCCGTCGGAATCCATGAGTCCCTGCAGCAGTTCCCAACGTTGATGTTCCGATGACCGCAGGTATTCCGGCCGGATGACCTTTTCCCTGAAGTGCGGCACCAGAATTTTCTTCAGTTCCTTATATACCAGGATTTCACTGCCACCGCAGGCCTGTGGATACCGGTTATGCAGCAGATAGGGGATGAATGAAATAAGGTCATCCACGTCGCAATCCCGGACAGTGATTTCCGGCTTCGTAGCGCAGCCATTTCCCAGCCAGTAGCCATACAGATACGGGTCTACAGGAAGGTCTGCCTCTGGAAGATGTAAAGGAGCATTTACGGGAATCCGTATGATGGAACGGTTGTCACTGAACGTTTCACGATACTTTCGGGTACGACGGTAAATCTCGCCTGTTGTCCAGCGTTTTGGCTTTGTCTTTCCATGAATGTATTCCACATCCCACAAATGCCGTTCACCGGCCACAATCCGTCCGCCATCACGAAAAACCAGCTCATAGGCCTGCTCCGTGTCATCTATCAGACTTTTCGCCACCACATGACAGGGCTTTCCCCGCTCATCGAAAACGCAATCCCCAATGGCAAGGGTTCCCATGGTTTTCCACCCGTCCGGGGTTGGAATCGGCGTGTCTAATGCGAGCTGTTTCCCGTTCTTCTTTGGTATCTCTATATAGGCCGTCAGGAACTGCCGTTTCCCGTCTTCCTTCAAGATACCGAACAAATCACGCACGATCTGTTCCTGCCAGGGCAGGAGCAGGAAAGGTTTCCCGGCCCATTTTCCTTTGGTATGACAGAGATTCTCGATAAAAGCGACGGCCCGGTCGGCCTTTTCTTTATCATAATGGGAATCCGGCAGCATGAACGCTGACGGCTTATATACAAACGCCAAACTTGTCACCCCCTTAGCAGCAGTTCCATTTCATCCTTTTCTGTTTCTGCCCCGTTTTCTTCCCCAATCATGCGGCTCCGGGCAGACGGAGTCAGGCCGAACTGCTCACAGAACTTCAGCATGATTTTAAGGTTCGTCTGGGCGATGGACACCTGAGGCACCTGCTGCAGGTATCCGTTCGGCGTCCGTACCATATCCCCATGCCGGGTAATGAATTCTTCCGCCCCTTTCCAACGTGCGTATGCCTGGCAGTAGCCGGCAAAGGCCATCATATCCAGATTGGTCAGCATGCCCATCTCAGCAAGGACTTTCCCCAGCCGTTTCCATTCCTTCTTGGCATCATCTTCCAGCCAGTCCGGGCAACGGGGCAGCCGGCCCTTGGGCAGCGGTTCTTTTTTGTTGAGCGGCCGGTGGCCGGGATTTCCCTCCAGCACCTTGAGTGCCGTCGGTTTCGGTTTCCTTCCTCGTACAGCCAATGGCGCCCACCTCCCAATAAAAAAAGCCCTTGCGGGCTGTACGACAGAGAAGGCCGCGTCTGCGGCCTCCTCATATTTTTTAATTATTTATGCCTTTCTACAAAAAGAGGCCTTGCGGTCTCTTTCCGGGGTCCTCAGTAAAGTCCTTCAAGGGCTTCGTATTCCTTTTCCAGCCGGCTGAGGGTCTGACAGATGCATTGGAACCGGAAGCGATTCTTGCAGGTCCGTTGTTCTTTCTTCAGTTTCCTGATTTCTTCCATCCGGCCTTCCAGGATGTACCGCCCTGCGCCCTTCAGCATTTCGTGGTAGTCTTTTTCGAATCTCGTCATCGTAAAATCCTCGCTTTCATGTGATTTTTCTTCGGGGCTTTCCCCTTCGTCGTGTATATATATCACTCTAAACGCACATAATAGCAAGTCTTTTTTCGGTTATTTATGCATTTTATTCTACAATTTCCCATTCATCGGCACTGGGTACCAGTCCGAGGCTGCCGCCCGTATCCCAATGCACGTGGATAGTTCCGGCATCATCGACATACTGGACTGTGCCTTCCGTACCTGCGGGTGGTGCCTGCACATCGTCCATGGAAATCAGCCGCACCCGTGTGCCTTTTGTCCTTGTCCGGCTGTTCCGCAACCCCAGCCGCAGGATGGACAGGTCAAAGCCGAATTTCTGGTAATCCCGTTCCATGTTCTGGTAATACCAATCACCCGGTATCCCGAATCTCCGCTCCTCATGCATGATATACACCAGACCGCGGATTGTGCCGCCGTCCGTTTCAACAGGGACGGATTTCTTGTAGTAGAACCGCGGGAATCCTTCGTATACATCGAGCCGCCGCTCATCCGCCGCAGAAATGCGCCAGAGGACGACCGGCACAAAGGCATCTGCTTTCTGCTCGATGGTAGCGTAGCATCCGGTCAGGGAACCCTTAAAAAGCAGCTCGTACCCATATATTTTTCCTGTCCCCGCAAGGATGGCGTCGGGGCATCGCCGTGCCATTTGCACTTCGCTCATGTTGCTTCCGTAGGCAATGTAGATTCTTTGTTTCATCGCTCTCATCCTTTCTGAAGGGATTGCCCTTCTACCACCCCAAGGGCAGCCGAAGCTGCCCGTAAGGCTATCCCCTTCAAGCGGCGGCATTGCGCCATGCGGAATTGCCTGTGAGGTGTTTCAGGAAGTGGATCCGGCAGGTCTTAAACTCGTCACCGATGAGTCCGAGCCGGAGCATCCAGCACCGGAAAGCGTATTTCTCATTGTCCGTTTCGGTCTTTCGGGCCGAGGCTTTCTTCTGGGCCAGGGCCTGATGAGCGACGGCCAGGCAGAACTGAATGTATGCCTTGATTTCCCCAGCGTGGAGTGTCCCGTTGAAAAGCCGGAACTCGACGGTCCCTTTGGTGAAGGTGGCATGCAGGTTCAGCCCGTGGTAGCGGGTGCTGTTGTAATGATGGTTCCGTCCGTAAGGGGCTTCCTGATACCAGAGGTCGGCAATGCCATCCAGCGTATCCGGCTTTTTCCGGTTGAGGTCCTTCAGGAAGGTGGTGTTCGTTTTCCGGCAGTATCGGCTTTCCCGCGAGGGGTTAATCTGAAGGGCGCGGTAAATCATGTCTTCCTTGCTCGCCATAATGTTCACCAGGTTCCGCAGTGTCTTTGCCGTGAAGCGTTCGGCCCCGACATGGATGTGGATGCCGCAGGACTTATTGGCAAAGGCCCCGGCCTTGCGTAGCATCCGCACCAGTTCCTGCAGCTTCGGGATGTCTTCGTAGGAAAGAATGGGACTGACCACTTCCGTGCGGTAGAAGCTGGAAGCATCTGTAATGTTTCCGTTCACCTTCTTCTGTGGAACCAGGCTGGAGTCGTTCATGGCTTTCCATTTCCGTCCCTGTTCATCCCTTGCGGTGTAGGTATCGTAGGCACCGCCTTCGTGCCGGCTTTCCGTCCCGAAGAAACGGGCCATGAGGCTGGCAGCCCGGCTTCTCATAATCCCTGTCATTTCCATTTCGATGCCAAAGTGCAGTGTTTTCATAATCCTCTCTGTCCTTTCTATGTGTGCGTATGTTCTTTTGGTACACTATATATCACTCTAAAGGCACACAATAGCAAGTCATTTTGAGAATAATTATGAATTAAATTGAAAATTTATGGGTTCTGATGCCGGCGTTCTTTCTGCTTTCTGGCATGAGCCTTGGCTTCTTCTTCCGTGCGGAAGGCACTCCATCCCTTCAGGCCTTTCAGAAGGGCCATGCGCGATTCGTGGCTGGCCTTGGTCCCCATGCCGATGCGCAGGAGCCACATCCTCAGGTAGTACTTCTCGTTTTCAGGCTTCCGTGTGTCAGTCTGAACCCGTTTCGCTTTTTTCGCTGCGCTGACCATGAAGGCCGCTAGTTCAATCAGGGCGCGGTTCTTCACGGCATTGCCGGTTGTGGCAATGCAGAATGTCACCGTATCTGCCGCAATCCAGAAGCCCCGCCCTTCCTTGCGATAGTTCTGATAGATGGCAAAGAAGGAAGTCTGGTCGGTACCAGGTTCTTCTTTCAAGTCTTCCACCAGCCTGTCCGGCACATGGATGTTTTCATGTCCTGCCGCCCGGTTCAGCAGGTACTGCTGGGCGTGGAGCATGAAGACCAGGTTGCGGAGCTGCGCCCCGTCCATGCCATCAATGGGAACCTTGATTTCCATCTGGTCTGGTTCCGTTTCCGTCTGCGGCAGTACTTCTGATTCTGACGCTCCATCCTGCTGTGGCGGTCCTTGCGTCACTTCGGTTTCTGTTCCTTCTTCCGGTTCCGGCTGCGGAAGGACACCTACTTCCTGCAGGAAAGCCGTGATGGCGGCTTCTGTCTTTTCATCATCGCATTCGATATCGCCGCTGCGAAGGATGCGAAACCCCCGCCCTTCGTAGGCAAAGGCCGGCGTCCCCGTATAGCGGAGCTTTTCGTTATGGTTGAATGGAATCAGCCTTCTAGCCAGTTCCTTGCGGTCGTTCAGGTTCGTCTGGATTGTCATGGTCTATGTACCTCCTTGTTTTGCTAGTACATATATCACTCTGAACGCCGATAATAGCAAGTCATTTTTGCATCTTTTTCTCAAAGAAGCAGGCAATGCCGGCCAAGACGAAATACACGCAGGGAAGGGCGACACCGTTGCCCCACATCTTGTATTCCGCAGAATCCCGGTACGGTTCCTTCAGCCATTTGATAATCTGGTTCCGGGTCTTGGGCTTTGTCTTTTTCCCCAGGGCTTTCCGATGGGTCTCAAAGACATCGCTCCAAAAGCGGATGTCTTCTTCAGACGGGTTCCCTGTTTCCAGATGGCTGCACCACCAGTCCGGGAATCCCTGGAGCCTTGCACATTCTGCCGGCATCAGGCGGCGGACACGAGCATGGCTGTTGATGAGCGGCGGATCTTTATAATCCGTAGCTACCAGGGAACTGGCCATTTCCTTCGCCGCCCGTGTGAAGTGGGAATTCTTGCTGGCACTATAGGTCAGCTCCACCACAGCGATGCCGCCCTGGTTGCTCCCCGGTACATTTCCCGAACGGTCGACGGTCCGGCAGGTATCGCTCTCATAGATATGGTTCCGCATATTGCGGGTGCCGTCCGAGGTCTGCCGTACATCATAGGTTTTCTTTTCTCTGTTGCCCCCGCCCTGCAGGACCAGCGGCTGGTTGTTGCCGCCCGTCCCGTACCGTGCCGTGAGTGATGGGTTCACAGAGAGCGGCCCCTTGTACCGGGCATCGGCTCCATGGTTCTCAAACACCGGACCCGGCAGATTGACGATGACCGGAGGATGATGGGCTTCTGCCCGCAGCGTATTCGTCCGCTCTTCCGTCACATCCATGCGGATACCGCCCTGATCATTCAGGCAGACTGTGCCTGTTGCTCCAGTGCCAGGCGCAAGACCTCCGGCAGCACTCTGCCATGCTCGGAAGCCCTGCGCAGAATACCCTGACAGGCCCTCGGACTCAAATAGAACCTTGGCGGCACTTTGTCCATCAAAATCTGCGACAAGGTAGATGCGTTTTCTTCTTTGGGGAACACCCCAGTACTGGGCGTCGAGGACGCGCCAGGCCACAGAGTAACCGTTTCCCAGGATGCATCCGGCGGGCTTCCATTTCGCATATCCAGCCACTGAAACCGCAGGTTCTTTAATGCGGCAGATTTCTTCGAGGACCGTCCGGAAGTCCTCTCCCTTGTTGCTGGAGAAAGCCCCAGGGACATTCTCCCACACGATATATCTTGGATATTGTCCATTCGTTTCTTCCCTCATTTCCTTTACGATGCGCACTGCCTGATAGAACAGCGAGGACTGTGAACCGCCAAGGCCGTCCCTTTTCCCGGCAATCGACATATCCTGGCAGGGACTGCCAAAGGTAATGATGTCTACCGGCTCGATTTGTGCGCCGTTTACGGCACTCACATCGCCGTAATGCTTCACAGATGGCAGCCGTCTCGTCGTCACGCGGATGGGGAACGGCTCGATTTCCGAGTTCCATACAGGACGGATGCCCGCCAGGATGGCACCCAGTTCAAAGCCGCCGCTCCCGGAGAACAGGCTGCCCAGCTTAATCTGTTCCATCATCTGCCACCTCCGCATACGGGATTTTCTCATCCCCGCGCAGGATAAACACACCCGCGTCCCCATATTCACTGATGTAGCGCCTGACGATGACGTCGACGAACTTCTCGTCCAGCTCGATGCCGTAACAGATGCGGCCCGTCTGCTGGCAGGCCATGAGCGTAGAACCGGAACCGAGGAACGCGTCCAGGATGATGCAGTGGCTCATGGATGAATTCTGTATAGGATAGGCCATGAGAGCTACAGGCTTCATGGTGGGATGCTCTTTGCTGGCTTTCGGCCGGTCGTATTCCCAGATGGTCGTCTGCTTGCGGTCGGAATACCATTGATGCCTGCCGTTCAGCTTCCAGCCAAAAAGGCACGGCTCGTGCTGCCATTGGTACGGGCTGCGGCCCAGCACCAGGGCGTTCTTCTTCCAGATGCAGCAGCCGGACAGGTAAAAGCCTGCGTCCTTGAATGCCTTGCGGAAGTTCAGCCCCTGGGTATCTGCGTGGAATACATAGATGGAAGCATCCTGCTCCATGTTCTGCTCCATGTTGACGAAGGCCGCAAAAAGGAACTGGTAAAACTTGTCATCCGGCATATTGTCGTTCTTGATCTTGCCGGCCGTTTCTTCCACATCGACGTTATACGGCGGATCCGTCAGCACCATATTGGCCTTCTTCCCCGCCATCAGCCGTTCATAGGTTTCCGGCAGCGTCGCATCGCCACAGATGACGCGGTGGTCACCCAGGAGCCAGATATCTCCCGCACGGGCGACAGTCGGCTTTGCCAGTTCACCGTCGACATCAAAGTCATCTTCCTTGATTTTCTTGTTGTACACTTTCGAGAAGAGCTGCTCGACTTCCGGTGCTTCAAAGCCCGTCAGGTCGACGTTGAAGTCGACGCTCTGCAAATCGACGATGAGGTCGGCCAGGAGCTGTTCGTTCCAGGCACCCGTGATTTTGTTGAGCGCAATGTTGAGCGCCTTGACCTTATGCTCATCCTCGATATGGACAACGACACACTGGACTTCTTCGTAGCCCCGATTCTTCAGTACGGTCAGACGCTGATGCCCGCCGATGACCGTCATGTCGTAATTGACGATGATGGGTTCCACATAGCCAAACTCCTGAATGGACTTCTTGATTTTCTCGTATTCCTTGTCGCCAGGCTTCAACTGCTTCCTGGGGTTATATGCCGCAGGCTTCAGCTGGCCGATGGGCAGCATCTTCCATTCCATATCCGATGTCTTCACACGCTCGCTCCTCTCTGAAGGCAGCCGCTACTGCTCTGCCGTAACCGGCGAGGTGATGCCACCTGCAATAATTCCGTACGCTGTCCCGTGACAGCTTTGTCTTCCTGGCGATAGCCTTGTAGCCCATCCCCTGCTTCGCATGGCTTCTATCTGCCGACGCTGGCAGTCGTTCATGACAGGCTCCTTTCACACAACAAAAAAGCTCCGGGCCACCATGGGCCTGGAGCCAAATGATTCGATTTCAGATACCGGGTATCCCCCCTTATGAATTTCGCGTTTTTTCACGTTTGAGGGGGCGGCGGTCATGGACGGAAGGGCTGCAGAGATTTGCATCCCCCCCGCCCTACGGACGGATTCAGTACTTGTACTCGATGTCCCGGTCTTCAGTCATCGTCTTATGGTCATGGCAGCTCTTGCAAAGGGGCTGCCAGTTCTTCTCATCCCAGAACAAGTCCGGGTCGCCGCGATGCGGCTTGATATGATCCACGACCGTTGCCGGGACGAGCCGTCCTTTCTTTTTGCATCGGACACACCATGGATGACGATTCAGAAAGAACTTCCTGGCTTTCTGCCACTCTCTCCCGTAGCCGCGCAGCACCGCGTTCTTCCGTTCGCCCTGGCACTGCTGTTCATGTTCGTCACAATATTTTCTCCCATACGGCACCAGCCTTGGGCATCCCGGATACTTGCACGGTGTCTGTGGTCTTCTTGGCATTCGTATCATCTCCGGCATCAAAAAAGGACCGATGGCTTTTAAACCACGGTCCCTCATTCTTTTCTTGCTGATTATACTATACCACGCAGATAGTACTGACATCTAGTGCTGTTTACGTGACACTTACTGACAATTACTGGGAATTTCTATAAGGAGCCTCTAAAAACTCTGTTTTAGAAGCCCAATTTTCTTATTAAATGCCCCCTTCTGCCATCAAAGCCATATACAAAGGGGATCTAGCTTCGTAAAGCCAAGGAGATTAGCAAACTGAACACTCCCCACAGCGACATGAAAGATATATTGCCAAATTTTCAGCTAACATCTCTCGAGAAGTCACTTTGCCGCAAGAAAAATATCGATGTTTTGAGAATTCTGCTCGAGTTTCTTTCGCTCAAGCGTCAGACGGGAATTAATTTGCTCAGGAATATCACATCCATATCTACGGTTCAGGCCTTCAGTAATATATTCCTTCAGTATTTCCTTTTTAGATAAAAACGCATTGCCCAGATCAAAATCCAAGCTCGACATCATAACGAACCAGCAAATTGGCGAATTGATATCCATTCAGCAAAATAATATTTGCTTTTCCTGCTTTTTCCTTAGCATCATTTGAAAACTCTTTTTCAGAATTAATGACAATAAAGATAGAGTTCTGATATTCTTCCTTATCCTTCATAAGGATTAACTGTTTCACACCATGCAGATCATCTGCATCTGTTCCTTCTTTCTTTTTCGCCTGGATACAGATTCTGGGGAAGATTGCATTCCCTGTATTGATATTGCTGATAGCATCCAGCAAAGAGTTGTTCTGAACCGCAGATAGGACAATATCAATATCGCCCCCATCTTCATGCTGATTCTTGGCGATAACAGCATAACCATTTTTCTCAAACAGCTTTGCAATGATATCTTCAAAGGTATGGGAATCCCACTTCACCATTTGTTTGACTATATCATTTAAATATTCATCTCTTGTCTTTTTTGTTGCAGTATTAAGATGATCAATCAATGAAGTGTTGGGATTAGCAATTGCATCAGGATCTTTTTTAAATAAGCTGATCAAAACGCCCACTGCTTCAATAAAATCATTATTCCAAACATGATTAATGGGCGATTGATAGGCCTTAAATTTTGTAGAAATAATTCTTGCCTCGTTATTTGCATTATATGGACAGCTGAAAAGCGGTCTCACTGTAATGAAATTCCCGAAATCATCCCAACCGTCAGGAATTTTAAAATCATATGGCTTTACACACTTTAAGATGGAAAAGCTACGGCACGGATTATTTTTTTCCTTACGCAGACTGACTTTTGGCACGATAATCAAATCATCAGGTTTGATTTCCAGCATAATACGAAGGTTTCTATAGCGCCTGCTTTTTTCTGAATCTGAACCGTCATTTGTCCAGACCTTGTTCCATGCCTGCAAAAAATCCTTTTCTTCCACATCAATTCGCATGCCATCGGCCCCCCAGCCCTGGTGGAGGCGTCCCTGCAGAATTTCCTGACGCACTTTTTGAAAATCCTCATCATAATTGATTCGAAAAACAAATACACTCATGATAGTTTCTCCTTATCCTCAATCCATATTATCACGATTTTAGAAATGGCCTATATTTTTTAACGCTTCTTCGTGCATCCGGTATACCTGCCGTACATTCAGTTTCAATGTTCCTGCAATCGACGCCCAATCTTTAAAGGCCAAGTAACGTAGCTCCAACACCACCCTTTCCCGATCATTCGGCACCTGACCGATTGTTTTCATAATTTCGGCCTTTAAATCCACTAACCTGTCAATCTCTTCATCCACTTCACGTTCCAGATCCATCATCCGGATAATCGTATCTTCCAAGCGGTGCGGATTGGGAGTACCACTTGGTGGTACCAAGCTTAAGGTAGATGTTGCTTTTCTCGCCAGTTGCCGTAGTGCTGATACCTGTTCCAGCTTGCTGTCGATCTGGATATTGATATTCCTTGCCTGTTCCAGGTAGGCTTTCACTTGCATATAATCCATTTCCCCTTTGATTTCTTCGCTCATTTTATTATACCATCCTTTCCCGTATCCGTCATGCCCAGGTCAGCCTTTACGGCTTCAATCAGTGCGGCCTGGGTTCCGTCTTTGTGTTTCAAGACGTTCAGGATGCGTTCGTCAATCGTGTCCTTGGCTACGATGTGCTGTATGATGACCGTCTTGTCCGCCTGCCCCTGCCGCCAGAGCCGGGCGTTGGTCTGCTGGTACAGCTCCAGGCTCCAGGTCAGGCCGAACCAGATCAGGATGGAACCGCCCTGCTGCAGGTTTAGGCCGTGTCCGGCAGAAGCTGGATGGATGAGGGCCACAGGAATCTTTCCTGCGTTCCAGTCGGCGAAATCCTGCGGCTCCTTCAGTTCCCTGGCTTCCATCCGCTCTCGGATGCGGTCCTTATCGTGCTTGAACCAGTACGCCACCAGGACTGGCTTGCCGTTGGCACTTTCCACCAGGTCGTCCAGGGCATCCAGCTTCCGGTCATGGATGGCCGCCACATCCTTACCATCGGTATAAATGGCGCCGTTCGCCATCTGCGAAAGCTTCAGGGTAAGCGACGCGGCATTGGCAGAGGTGACCTCGCCGCCTGGAAGCTCCAGTACCAGGGACTTCTTCAGTTCGTCATACCGTTCCTTCTCCTTTTCACTCAGTCTGACTTCCTTCGCTACGCTCACCAATTCCGGCATCTCCAGATAATCTGTTGCCTTCATGGACACAGTGATGTCGGCAATCTGGTGATAGATGGCTTCTTCCGCTCCCGGCAGTGGCTTGTAGGAATACACCACCATGCCGTTGCGTTTGTCCGGCTGGAAGTAGAGGTTCCGGTACTGGCTGATATATCTTCCCAGCCGCTCTCCCATATCCAGGATGCGGAACTCAGCCCAGAGGTCCATCAAGCCATTGCCGCTGGGCGTCCCTGTAAGGCCGACGATGCGTTTCACTTTAGGACGCATGGCCTTCATGGCACGGAACCGCTTCGACTGGTGGTTCTTGAAACTCGACAGCTCGTCCAGGACGACCATATCGAAATCCAGGCGGCTGTTCTCATAGAGCCAGGCCAGGTTCTCGCGGTTCACGATATAGATATCCGCCTTCTGCTGCAAGGCCCGTCTCCGTTCTGCCACGGTTCCCACGACCACACTGCAGGTCAGCTCTTTCAGGTGATCCCACTTCCTGAGTTCATCCGGCCAGGTGTCTCTCGCCACCCGCAGCGGAGCTATCACCAGCACCCGCTTAACTTCAAAGGCATCATACATGAGGTCACGGATGGCCGTCAGCGTTGTCACCGTCTTGCCAAGGCCCATGTCTAGGAACAGGGCTGTAATGGGATGGGACTTGATGTATTCGACAGCGTATTTCTGATAATCATGCGGCAGAAACTTCATCCGGCATCATCTCCTTCCACAACTTTCTTCAACATCATGGGAATATCACTGGCGGCATCCAGGACGAACACCTTGAAGCCAAGTTTTCGCAGCATAGCATGCCGTTTCACCTGCAACGGACGCGGCTTTTGTCCTGGCGCCTTGACTTCCACAAAGGCCATCTTCCCGTCCGGCAGGAGTATCAGACGGTCCGGCATGCCGGCGAACGATGGCGACACGAACTTCAGTGCCATGCCGCCGCGTTTCCTCGTTTCCGTCACGAGTCTCTGCTCAATCTGCCTTTCATTTGAAAAGTCCATCTGCCGTCTCCTTTGCCCTTGCAATCACTTCCGCGTCAACGGCATTACGCGGTTTGCCGCTGACGGCTCCGTAAAACACGTCCATGTACTCGTTGCTGATTTCAGGGTGGTCGTGGAACATGTTGTCATCCGCCCGTGAACACACTTCATCAATCCTGCGGAGTGCCCGCATGAATTTATCCGTATCGGGGGCCGAGAGGACCTGCGAGATATGGATGGCAAGCCTTCCGCCCAGTTCACTGAAAAGCCGCATTTCGGCTCCTGCCTGTTTGTAAACATCAATCGTCCGTTCTTTTTTGTTAATCATAATCTTATCCTCCTTCAATTTCAGGCCGCAAACGATGGCGACACGGACTTCAACACTGTGCCGTCACGTTTCCATCATGAAATTCTGCATGATTTCTTTTCCACACGTTTCTGTCATCTCTTTTTCAAAAGGGTGCAGGTCTCGAAGGTCGTCCCCTATACTTCTTATATAAATATTTATTTTTTTACTCTTATAGGACCTTATATATAGAGTTTCACCGACCTGCACCTTTATAATTCAGTCCAGGAAATCCTGCCCTTCCTTCAGTCTCAGGCCATAGACCAAAATCCCCTTTTTCGTCTTACGCCGCTGAAACCCTGCTTTTTCAAGATTGCCGTAAAAGTCCGTTGTGCTTCTGGTGAACTCTCCGGTCTGTATGCAGATGACCCGGTATTGCTGATACAATTCACCCGACTTCTCTGTAAATGACGGGTCAATATCGCAATAGTTCTCAATGAACTGCCCGAGCCAGTCGTTGTCCTCACGGTATTTCTCCACGGCTTTACGAACAGCATCCGGTTCATCAATCTTGAACCTGCTTTTGATGGCCGTTTCCGCCCCTTCGATGATCCACTTCATGATGGCTGGCCCCGCCTGTTCGAACAGGTAGTCCGAATAGTTCTTGATGTCGGACTTCCCTGTAATCCTGGCATTGAACGGGATAACGATCAGCCTGCGCCATGTGCCTTCGTCATTGGCGGATACTTTGGGCAGGTAGTTGGTGTACAGAACCAGGGTATGTGACGGGACGAAATGGAACGGGGCCTTGAATTTCTTCTCCGCCTCGATGGCATCAACCGAACATATCTGCTTGACCATGCCGGTGTTCAACCGCTGCCCTTCTTCCAGTTCCGAGGCAATGATGAGCCGTCTGCCCTTGAGTTCCGCCATTTCAGGCTTCACGTTCCGTTTGCAGTTCATGGTCAGTGCGTCCGCCGAAATCTTGCCGGAGTAGGAACCGAGTACTCTGGCGATGGTGTTCCAGAAGGTGGACTTGCCGTTCGCCCCGCCGCCGTAGGCGATAATCATCTGTTCGGCGTAGACCCTGCCGACAGCCGCCATCCCGGCAATCTGCTGCACATAACGGATGAGTTCCTTGTCATGGCAGAAGAACAGATCAAGGCTTTCCTGCCAGATTTCGTTTCCCCTCTCTCCCGGCGGGCAGGCGGTGACCTTGGTGATGAGGTCGTCCGGGTCATGCGGACGGCCGCCATCCATTCCTCTGGTAAGGTCGTACGTGGCCTCCGGCGTGTTCAGGAGTTCCGGGTCATAGTCCAGCTCGGTAACGTCAATGGCGAGCATCGGCGTAGCCGCGTTCTGGGTATTGACGATGTTCCGGTAATTGCGGTACTTCATGACGAACTTCCTGTACGCATCAGCCCCGAGCAGCGCATGAAGCAGGCCAAGTTGTTTCACGGGAACCTGGTTCATCAGCTTCTTTCCCCTGGCTCTGACGTCTTCCTCAGGGATGCCGATGGCAGTCAGGTTTTCTTCTGCGATACGGACGGCCTCGCCCGCATCCACCAGCTGGCGGTCCATGAAATCCTCGATGACGCCCAAGGCTTTCTGCTTGTCTTCATCCCAGTGGTCGCCGACGAATGCGATATAGTCCGTGGCGCTCGTATAACGGAGTTTTCCTATGCAAGTCTTTGCCAGCACTTTTGCCTCGCCGATATCCGAGTAATCGTCCGGCTTCAGCGAGCCGCCGAACGGATTGTCGTATTCGTCCGGTGGGATGTAGCCTTCGCTTCCTTCAATTTTGTTTTGGAAAAACTTCAGCGCGCTTTTCCATATGGTATGCAGTTCCTTATCCGAGAGCGGCGGCTTACACTGTCCGGCCCGTTCCAGATAAGCTTCATATGCTCTGTCCGTATCGCCGAACCGCTTCAGTACCCGGCTGGCGAAATGGGACATCGTGTTGTTGCGGCTGCCTTCCGGGATGGAACCGCCCGTGTACAAAGGCGGTTCCGCCGAGCCTTTGTCATCAGGTTCGGCGTCTGCCAGCGCTTCATCAATGGTACGCTGGCCTTCATGCCAGAATACATCCGCCGGCTTTACGTCCGCGCCGTACAGGAACCGCGCTGCGTCCAAGGCTTTCCCATCAAAGAACGCATACCGTTTCATGCCGGCGCTTTTGAGGGCGGCATACGTCTCCCTGTCCGTGCATTCCGTGATGGGTGCAATCAGATGGAACCTCGGCCTTTCCGCGTATTTCCCCTTGGGCAGCATGTTATGCCGGCTCGGCGAGGCGGCAAAGGCGATATCTGCCAGGTCGCCTTCCGCGAGTGTCTCCGGCGTCACCCATTCATCCGGGTTGTCTGTCTGGTCATTATCGCAATCCCACACAATGGCGTCTGCTGCGATGAAATTGTCGTTGGACCGGTAATTATTTTTATAGGCGGCCGCTACATGGTCATGCGATACAGCCGCAGCCAGGTCTTCTGGCCCGCTGATAACTGCCTTGTGCGGGTACAGGCAGTTCGTTTCGTTTCCTGTGCAGTCCGCTGTGTATAAGGTGAATTTCATATACGTTCCTCCTTGCAGTTCTCTGTAAAATAACGGATTCTCTTTCCCTTGCGCTTCGCATAGCCGATTTCCTTTTGCATCCCTTCCGATATCGTATCCCCGAACACCCAGAGTTCCGCACATTTGGACAAAAGGGCGATGTCCATGAACAGGGCCAGCTCCCGTTCCGTACTTTCGTCCATGAACTGCGGCAGGAACAAGTGGGGCGCCATGGGGATGCAGCCCCGGTCCTTTGCATAGCGGCAATACTCCCTGGCCTTCTGTACATTGGCCGCGGTATCTCCCGCGTAGGGCGAACAGATATAGACCACCGGACGGAACGGGAACCTTGGCGGTTCCACGTTCCGGATGGCTTCATACGCGGTGGGGTCAGCATAATGCTCGGCGTTACGCTTCAGGCTTTCCATGCTTCAGTTCCATCACTTTCCGTGAGCAGTCCTCGCACATGACGGATGTGCCGAACAGGTCGCCCTTCCCGTCGCCCAGCACTTCCTCCAGGTCCACCAGGACTTCCCTGCCGCAGACCGGGCAGCGGCAGAACACATTTTCATCGTTGATTTCGATATTGATTTCCGTTGTATCTCCGATAGTTTCCTTAACATAAAACATTATTGCATTCCTCCTAATTCTGTAAGATAGTAACTCGTGAGCATCTGTTTGCGCTGCTGGAAATCCGGGCAGGAATAGAGCAGGCCGTAATCCAGGTGCTGCAGCCGATCCAGGGCATAAATCTGCTGTGCCGTAAGATAAGGCCGGATGCTCTGCCCTTTCTCGATGCCGTTGGCCAGCCGGAACTGCTTGGCCGACATCCCCAGGACGATGCGGTTCAGCATGTCGGCATTCGTTGCTGAAGTGATATGCCTTCGGGCTTTCATGCAGCCGGCAGATCATTTCCGTCAGCATGGGGAATTCCTGCCGGGCAGACAGGAGCGACCGGATGCACTGCTCCATCTCGTTGAAGCGCTGGATATAGAGTTCCTTGAAATGCATCGCCTTCGAGCCTGTGTAGCCCATGACCAGCA